GACACGATGCCGAGTGGACCCGGCATCGCAGCAGTGCCCTTCAGTGACTGCAAGCCATGCCCCAGAAGCTGTTCTAGGCCTTGCACGGTCGAACCGAAACCTTTCCCCAAGGTGGCGCCCAATGTAGCCATCACTCCCGGTTTTGGCGCCGCAGGCGCAACCAGTTTCGGCGTAGCGGCTTGGGGAGTTACCGAGGGCTGGCCTTGCGTGAAAGCAGCAAAGATTTGATCATCCGTTGGCCCACTTTGCGCTTGTTGTGGCTGCCCTTTGCCGCCGGCGAAGGCCGCGAAGATCGCATCGTCGCTTTGACCGCCTTGCGGCTGGCTGGCCGGGATACCTGGGAGAGTTTGCGGCATAGATTGCCCCATATTCGATAGAACTTTCTGCGGGTAGGCTTGTGTCAGTTGGCCCCAGTTCTTCTGGTCCGTGCCGCCGTGATACGCGCGCAAGGCATCCTGCACGTTTCCGTAGCGCGTCAGGTTTTCGTTGAGCAGCGCGGCGATTGCCGGAATGGCTTGCTTAGGGTCGGTCGGATCTGAGACGCCCAAAGATTTCGCGGTAGCCGGCATCAACTGCCCAAGGCCGACGGCGCCCTTGCTCGATATAGCACGCGGGTTGCCGCTCGATTCGGTCTGGATGACGGCACGGATCAGCGACGGGTCGACGTTATGCGCCTGTGCAGCCGATTCGATGAGGTCGTCGTAGTTCGCCATTACTGCCCCGGCATCTGGATCAGGCCAGCACGAACGAGGTTGCCCAAGTCACTTTTGAACTTCGCAAGCTGAGTAGGCGACTGACGCTTGATAAACGCTTGCTGCTGCTGCGGGCTCATCGATGTGAACACGAACGCATCAGGATTCACAGCCTTGTTCCATTGGGATTGCCACTGGTTGAACTTGTCCGTCGTCAGCCCTGAATTCTGGAAGGCGTAGTCCTGCGCGGCACGCATCTTCTCTGCTGCCATGGTCTTCGCCAGAATGTCCTCGTTTGCCATCTTGGAGATACCAGGGTTGGCATTACCAGTGATGGCTGCGTTCAGGCGCGCATCGGTTCCCGAGCCAAGCGAGCCGGACACCGAAGAAGCATAGTTCGTCAAGATCTTCTTGAATTCGTCGTAGTTCTGCACATCACCCGTCCATCCGATTTTCTTCGCTAGATCAGGAGACATCGCATTGAAGAACGACTTAGCTGTGTTGCGCCAGTCGGAGCCTGGGCCCGTGTTGATGCCGGCGAGGTTATCGCGAGCTTGCTGGAGTAGGTTCAGACGCATCGGGGCATCAGCCGCAGCGTTGTGTAGTTCCTGCGCCGCAGTGTTGGACGACGAGCCCTGTGCCGTCAGTGCGGACTGCTGGCTTGGGCTAAGAGCCGTCTGAACACCGCCGGGCACGGCGCCCTGCTGGTATCGGCCCGTGTAGCCTGCGCCCTGCGGCGCAGTCCCCTGGCCGGCAAGCTGCTGCCCCTTCGTGATGGCATATCGCGCGCCGTCCGGTCCGATGACTTCCACATTCTGCGCGAGAGTATCGGGCGACACAGTATTTTGCATCGTGCCCGTCACGGTCGGCTCTCCGGTCATCGGATTGATCGCGACGACGTTTGTTGCCCCGCCAGTGTTGATAGTTTGAACTTGCGGCATCAGGGCCTTGATTTTGGCCTCGCCGCTCAAGGAGTTCATCAGGTGATTACGAACCCAGCCAGCTTGTAGTGCTGGATCGCCTGGAATGCTTTTCAGCTCACGTACGGCCTGATCCTGCGGCAGGATACCACTCTGTACGAGCCCGACAATCTGCTGTGCGATGTTCTGCGACATGTCAGCTTTGCCTAGATTGGGGTCAAGCGCCAATGAGCCGATCGTCCCGCGTACAGCCTGTTGCTGTTTCAGTGCTTGATCGAGCTTGCCAGTCTCGTACTGGAGTTGGGAGTTGCGTTGTTGTGCAATCTGGCCCATGAACTCAGGCAGGAAAGCGCCGGCGCCGTTCTGGCTCGCCAAGGCCTGGAGCTTGCCGAAGTCCACCTCGCCAGTGTTCGGGTCGACTGACTGACGATATGCATCAGAAATGGCCTGATTCGCGTTCAAGCGCGTTTGATTTTGCCGAAGCCCCTGGAGGGTCGCGGCGGTCTGGATTGGCTGCTGTAGGGCCGCGAACGGGTCCGGAGTCTTAACGCCAAGCGGGATAGACGGATCGAGCGGCATCTTATCCTCCCAAGCTAATTTGGTCCATCGGATTCATCGCCGGCATCTGAAGTGCTGGCAAGCTTGATTCGGACATATAGACACCTGTCGGGGCTGAGTTCCCCCTTAACATCGAGTACAGCATTCCATTGGCACCTAGTCCCGACAGGCCGCCACTAAGAGCATTCGCCGAGCCTACCTGACCCGCAGCCAGGGCATTCGCACCGCCCATCATGTTATTGCCGATGTTCGATGCCGTCTGCAGGCCGGCATTGCCCACGCCTGCAGCTGCGTTCTGCCCCAAGCCGACAAGACCGGCAGCACGGTTGTACTGGTCCGACGCCTGCCCATAGTTCGTGTTGAAGTTCTGTAGTGCATTCTGGTATTGCTGCTGGAACGTTTGGCTTGCAAGGCCCGTGTTATAAGCGTCGAGACCCTTCAACTGCGCACCGGACAAGCTCAAGCCTTTCGCCGCCATCGCGTTGTCCAAGGCCTTGTTGCCCTGTTGGAGTGTGAACTGATATCCCGGCGTTTGCTCCAATTGCTGCATGGTCGGATTGAACGAAAACGGCGTATTCAAGCGCGCCCCCCCAAGCATCTGCTGAAGCTGTGGGATGGTCGCCGAACCAAGCTGCATGTAAGGTGCAAGGTTCTGCTGCATCTGCTGGAACTGCTGCATTTGCAGATCAGATGCGCGACCTGCGGCATCTGCCTGTTTGTTGCCGGCGCTCCGAGCAGCATCCGACGACATCGCCGATCCCGCAAGACCCGCTACCGCACTAGCTCCGATCGCTGCTGCTACCATGATTATTCCCCTTTACAGCCACATTTCGTAAGTCTTCTCGACCGGTTCGAAGCCGAGATATTCGAACAGCGCCGAAGCGTCGTGTTCCACTTTGCATCCCACAGCCCAGCGCTTCACGCCGCGGCGTTGTAATTCCGCTTTCACGAACGCGAACATCTGCACAGCTACGTGTCGCCCGCGCTTGGTCTGCTCGACGTAGAAGATGTCCGGCGAACAGGTAAGGCACGAGCGGTAATGAAGCCCTGGCGCGATGAAGCACACGAAGTAGGCGACGATCGCGCCGGCCTCGCGGCCAATCACCATCAGCAGCGATCCGTCGTTCTGGCGCGCACGATAGGCATCCTCGATGGGCTCTAGCGGAACGCCATGATCCTTGTGCGTCGAAATCTCGGCGTAGTGCTGCTCCAGCAGCGGTTTCAGCTCGCCATAGACGTCCGAGAATCGTTCGATAGAAAAGGTCACCATGCCGTCACCCAAAACGCAGATCCATGACGAGGTGAATACGATCCTCGGCACTGTTGTTGATTACCTCGTGTTCAGTCGCATTCTGGAACCACCAGAGTTCACCCTGTCGCATCCACACCTGTTCATCACCGCAGCGAAACACGTTGCCCGGCTCTGACTGAATGACGAGGTGGTATCTGTCCCAATACTCTGCGTGCCACTTCGAATCTGCATGGGGAAAGATGCGACCACCCGGAACGATTCGATTGATCATGCAGCGACCAAGGCGCGTTGCTCCCATACTCTGCATAAGAGCCATGATGTGAGAGCGCGCCTCAGGAAGTTCATTGATCTCGGAGCGCCACGGGCATTCATGCAAGTCGTGCCCGGCAAGCTTGTTCTGCTGATAGAGCTCAAGCTCTTCGTCAGTGTCGACCTTCACATGTTCCTGAAACCGCAGATATACGGTATCCGTCTCGCCAAATGGGCCTTGCGGGAACTTGCGAAGGAAGTCGTCAGCCTTCCATAGGTGCTGTTTGCGATACAGAGCGTTCAGCAACGGTGTGACGTTGATACCTTCAGCGATCTTCAGAAAGTTCCGCATCAGACAATCTCCACGCCGTCGATAGCGACAGTGATCGCGGTGTTCGCACTTGCAAGCATTCGAATCATGGTCCCGGCCGGCATCGTCTTCCCGGCAAGTTCCGGCGCAACATAAGTCTGTCCCGCCGAGAGCGTGGTGTTTTGAGGATCGATCACGCGATTTGCCGTTGTCGAAGACCCAGCCGAAGCAACTATATTGGCTGTGATCGTCACTGCCCCAGGACTGGTATTGGTGAACGTCGCGCGCTTGATGACGCCGGTCGTATTCGCCGGGACGGTGTAGTAGAGCGCGTCCGCATTCGTCAACTGCTGCGGTGCCACCATCTGTTTGGCCGTAATCGTCATTGCTTCCTCATGCGGTGTAATAGGGCAGCTTGAAAGAGGTGCCGCCCAGGTTGAATACGAGATATCCGGTTGGAGTCGCCGGAAGTGCCGATGCACCGCCGGCTGCGCCGACAGTAGTGGCCGTTGTTGTCCCGAATGCCACTTGCCCAGCGCTTGTTGTTGGAGTAGCAGCGGTAAGAATCATCGTTCGTGCGGTTGCGCCATTTGAATCCACTAGCAATTGCTGAGTCCAAGTGATAGTGCCGCCAGCAGATCCAGATGACGCCGTCATGAACTTCATTGTTCCGGTAATCTGCTCAATATGTGTTGCCGCCGCAGCTCTGACATACTTCCAATTGCTGCCATCGAAATAGGCGTTGTTGGTCAGTAGGCTATTAAAGTTGCCAGACGTGGCCGAGAAATATGCATTGCCCTGCGCGCCCACTTCAACTGCCCGAAATCCACTTCCCCAACTGCTTGATGTCGTACCAAGGGCCGCATTGCCCGTTGTGGTCAGGGTCGTGAATGCGCCAGAATTTGGCGTGGTCGATCCGATCGCGCCTGGTATCGCCCAGGTTCCGCCCAGCAGTTGCGACACGTTCAGATTCGGTACAACCGTTGTCGACGTGATCGAAAACGGAGCCGTACCTATCGCAAGGGTACTGGTGATCTGGCCGGATGCCGAAAGCGTGGTAACTGCGGCTGCGGCCGGCGTTGTTGCCCCAATCGATGTATTGTTGATGGCCCCGCCGCCAATCGCTACTTTATTGGCATCCTGATAAGCCATAGAGCGAATAGGTTCGATGACCGTCAAACCATCAATGACAGCATCATCAATCGCCCGACGCAGTCTTTTTGCCACGTCTTGTGCATCTTCAATAATCAGCGAGAGTTCAGCGATTTTCGAGACCAAAGCCTCTTGCACGAACGTTATCCCGTCATCAGATGAAGCCAACTGCAATGCCAGATTCATGTTCTTGATCGATGTGGCAAGTTGCCCCGTGCTCCCATCATCGATCGTCGCTTGAACGATGGTATTCGTTTCATCAAGCGAATTAATTGCCGCCTGCAAATCGGCGTCCACTGAATCAGAATCGATATCGATATCGCTTAGACGAATATCATCCGTCGACGTGCCTTGCCCATTCCCCGTCCTGCGCCACAACTGCACAAAGAACTGAAACCAGATCGGATTGGCTCGGCCGTCCGTCGTCGCAAGAGGGACGTTGATCAATGGGACGTCAGTCTGGAGGTTCATTCGTGGTTTGCCTCCGCTTGCACCCAGGCCCCAAGGAGTGCGGTTTTCACTGAAGAAGACCAGGACAACTCGAAAACACGATCTCGCGCCATACCTAGCCTCTGGAACTGGATGGATGTCAGGTATTCGCCCTCTTTCCCTAGTGTTGAGCTGATCGCATTCCCCCATGACCGCCCGCGCGTGTCACTCCACCGAAGGAAGACCGGCACAGGCCCATTTGATCCCTCGCCATTGCCCACTTCCATGTTCGCGATGAACTCGCGGTAGCGGATGCGGTCCGAGTTGTCGTCGGTCGAGTGGGCAAAGGACCGGATGCGGGCAATCGGAGCACCGTTGTCCGTGTAGTTATCCATGTCCCATGCGTACAGATTGCCGTTCTGCCAGTCGCCCACGACTGAGGTGTCATAGATCGATGCATGGCAATTCGCACGATGACGGTTCTCGCTACCGTTCGAGTCAAGCCATACGAGCTCGTTCCATTGGCCCGTGCTCAAATCGAACTGCCACGTCTTGTTAGCGGTTGGAAAGATCAGCACATAGAAGAAATGGCCGGAAATTTGATAGGTGAATCCTTGTGCATCATCTAGCGTCGAATAGTTGGCAAGTTCATTGTCCAGGGCGAACGTAGAAATCTTCTGTGCGGTAAACTGATTCGTCTTGCAAACGATTGCTCGTCCTTGCTCCGACTGAGCCAGCCACAGGAATTCGCCATCCATCTGCGCGATGGTTGCAGCCGCCGTACAACCGTACTGCATGAACACGCCAGGCATACGCTCAAAGGCGAACGTGGTGCCCCCACCGTTGAACCAAATCTCTGTCGTCGTTGCGCCGAATAGGTACACGTAGCGACGCGATACGCCAACGCCAATTAGCTTGTCCGAGTAGCCGGATTTCGATGCGAAGTCAGTGGCATCGAACTGCACTTGGTTTGCCAGTGATACGTAGAACTGCTGCGTTCCGGGATTGTTGAGGATGAAGAAGCCATCCACGAAGTCGATCGTATTCCCACCCAAGAATGCAGGGTCCGAAAGCGTTGCGAACCCGTTGCCGGCAAGGGGGATCGAATAACCGGACGATGACCCATCGACGATCAGCGCATAGTTACCGTTGTCCGTCACGGAAATCGGGCCACTCGTCGTCTGCAAATCTCCCAGCTTCGTAGCTACCCACGACGACGAGATCGCATACGCAGACGAACCACACACGCCATAAAGTTGGCCATTAGATGCGGCCCACAGCCCGCGCCAGCCGCTACCAGTGGTCGGCGTCACGGTCGTCAGCAACGTGAGGCCCGGAGTGGGGTAGTACGTGAACGGGAAGGGCGAACCTTCCGGGTTCTTTTCCGGATATAAGTTCACGCATCGCTGCGCCGCAGCGATGATGCTGCGTGCTTCATATGCGCCAACGGTAAGGGCGAAACGCGCCATTAGGTCACGCCTCCGATGTAATAATCCCCATAAATGTTGAAGGTTCCAGCGCCCTTTTTAAGCGCTGTCGGCATTTGCAACAGGGGAATTTGCGCATTCGCTTCCTCGATGATGCGCAAAGATGTTTCGGCCTTTTTCTCGGCTCGCGGGTTCTCTGGCAGGCCGTAAGCTACGCATAACTCAAGGACCAGATTCCACATCAGGGCCGCACTATATTCAGGCGGCAATGTGATCGTGTCATTAATAGTTGCGAACTGCTGCAACTGCTGCATTACGGTCAGGAAGATCGTGTATTGGTTGTTCGGAATTGGCCACGGGTACACGTTCCCGATTGGGAAGGCGCCGTCGTAGAAGATCACCTGCGGGAACGAGTTCAGGTTCTTGATCGAGATGCGGTTATAGTCCTCGCGCGCACGCAGTATCTGGAATGGATAATCGACAGGCAGCGGCGTGTTTTGGTTCTGCCGGAAGAAGGCCGACTCCAGCTTCGCTGGGCGTGGAATGTCGAAATCTCCACCCGGGCCAACCGTATAGGATTGCGCGCCGGTTGCCTGCTTCGATACCGTCACCAACTGGTAGATCATGTAACGGCGCCGCTGCAATTGCGCCATCATCATGTTCAGCAGGTTGAACGCATCGTTCATATCCTCTGCGCTGGCCGTCTGGCCGACACCGAGCACGTTCGCGGTTTTAAGCGCGAGCGTGATCAGATCGGATGGCGTGGTCGGGACGGGCGAGCTCATAATTCTCCGTCCTCAACGTGCACGCCGGGCGATAATAACGCCGGTTGCCGTTTCGGTACTTGCCGTGAATGTGGCTTGAGCGACCAGATAGACGGTCGTTGTAGTGCTCACGTTAATGCGTTGCATCGGAACGGAGCCATTGGGCAACGTAGCACTGGTAAAGCCCCCAACCCCGTATTGGTGTTGGTAATAATATGGTTGAGCCGGCAATGTCGCACTTACTGTGCTCAAGCCGCCTACGACGCGACTTGTCGATGTACTCGCCGTGCCATTAAATGCAATAGACCCGTTCACATCCCAGTCACCAGCCGTCAGGGTTACCGAGGTAACGTTGGCAGATACCGCCGTGGTGAGGGACACATTCGTTCCAGTATTCGTAATGACTTCGCCGATGCTGCCAGCGTTAGCATTATCAGCGAGCGTAGTGCCGACTACTCCGTTCGTAGTCGATGGCGTAATGGCGCCCGTCGCACTGAATGCGCCCGTGTGAGCCCATGAGCCAGTGCCACTAGTGGACGTGATGCCGCTGATGCCGCTTGCCGCACCGCCTGCTACCGTGATCGCGGGTGTCTGCGTTCCAGTCTGGTCGTTGAAGAAGCCGAGTGCGACGCCGGGACCAGAAAAGCCGACATACGCGCGGCGATCACCAGCCGTATTGCCGATACGCTGCAGCATCAGGCTCTCGAAGCCATTGCCCGCATAGAGGAATGCGCCGGAGCTGCCGGAGAAGCCAGGAAGAGAGCCAGTGTCCAGGCTGCCGACATAGTTGGTGACGGTCAGGTTGCCTGTATGCGCCCACGTGCCGGCTCCGCTCGTGCTCGTGATGCCAGTAACGCCGCTTGCTTGACCGCCCGTGATGGAGAGCACGTCGAGAAACGCATTCCGAGCGTCGTTCGCAAACCGGAATTTGATTGAACCGCTGATAAACAGCATGTCAGCCGCGCGATTGTTCGCCGAGTTCGACTGATCGTAAAAGCTTTGCATCGCCCACGTTGGCGAGCTGCCCCACGTGATGCCGCTATTCGTCGGGCTGGGAGCTTGAGCATTCGCTGAGGAACTGACGCCTTCCCCAATCAGCGGGCCGAGAATGTTCGCGCTCGTCGAATTCAGCGTCGTGAAAGCGCCAGCAGCCGGCGTCGACTGGCCGATTGGCGTGTTGTCGATCGTGCCGCCGGTAAGCGTAGGATTGGTGATCGTCGCACCTGACGATCCTGCACTGCTGGTGGAATTCGGGCCAATCGTCACTCCATCCAACAAGCCACCGCTGATTCTCACTGAATCAGACCGCTCGCTACTCAGCGACTGGTAATCGGTCGGCGTGGTCGTGCCAAGATCGACGAAAGTTGTAGGTGAGAAGTAGTGACCACCCTGAACGTAATAAATACCCTTCTGTGTATTCAGAATCGAGTATGCCGCGCTGTTGTTAAACGTAGCCATCACTCACCCCGCGCTTCTTTGATCATCTGCACGAGCTTCTCTTCGCCGGTGCGATGATGTGGATTCAGGCCGAGAGCACGAGCCTCTTCGAAAAGCGCCTCACGTCCCGGGGTTTCTTCCGGGCCGACCGCCGCCGCCTCCTCGTCAGCGTTATGCACGAGGACCTTTTCGCCATTCGCCAACTCGATCCACTTCGGGAATTCGTGGAAGACGTATTCAGCTTTGAAATTACGCATGTTCGAATGCATCGCTTCCTCACTCAGTTTTAAAAAAGGACCGGCCTAGACCGGCCCAAGTACCCCAGGAGAAAAGCGTTACAGCACGTCCGGAACGATGACCGCCCACTCCGGACGGATCGCCGCGAAGCCATACAGGATGTCCATACGGGTGATGAGGTTGTCGCTCATCACGTCGTACGCAGTGATCATCCGCATCGCGACACCATCGAACTCTGCACGCGCCGATTCGACGACACCTGACGTCGGCATGACCAGATCGGCGGTCGCCAGGGTGAAGGCTTCCGGGTAGTACGCCAAGTTCTGGCGATACTTCGAACCCGCAGTCATGACGAGCGAGATCGTCGCGCCGTTGGCCGGCGAAGCAGTGACGGTGTTGAATGCAGCCGGAGCCGGGACGATGGCCGGATAGATCGGGATGGAGGTCGCGCCAGATGCCACGTCGGCAGTCACCACGAACTGTTGCAGCGCGCCCAGGTCATCGCCAGTCAGGCGGTTGATCGCGTCCACGTTTTGCAGCGTGATGATATCGCCCTGTTTCAGCGTGCCGGTGATGGCGTTGACGGTCAGCGTGTTGCCAGTCTGGCCGGCGCCGTTGACAGTACCGGCAGTGAACGTACCGACCGTGTGCACCTTCGTCGTCTGGTCCATCATCCAGTCGAAGCCCAGCGTGTCGGTAGTGATCATGCCCGACTCGTACTGGTCGCTGATCTTGCGCTGTGGGTTGAACAGGCCAGTCAGCGAGCCCACGGTGCGCGCTTGGGTCAGCGGATCCATGATGATCTTGCGATCAGTGCGAGGCGACAGCGTCTGATCGAGGATCGCACCTGCTTGCAACCACGTAGTTGCATCCGGCGAGACCAGATTGCCACCAGTGATCTTCGGCGCGATGTTGGACGAGGCATTTGCCACGTTCATCAGGTCCGAAGCGACAGAAGCGGCCAGACGATTCACGGCCGGCGCCAGGATGCGTTCGCTGTAATCATCCAAGGACATCGTGCGCTCGGCCGTACCGAACGAAACCGGTACGTTTTTCTGCGTTGCGACGGTCAGCGTGGTGTTCTGCTCGTTGGTGCCCTGCGGCGTGATCGCCGGGCCCGTGTTGACCACGTAGTCATTCGGCAGGCGGATACGCAGGGTGTTGCCGATCTTGGCGCCATCGCGTGCGAACTGATCATCGTATTGCTTGTTGACGGTGCGGAGGAAGGCGTTCGTCTGCGAGAACAGACGCACCGCCTCGTTGGTGATCATGTTGATGGTAAGTAGGCTGTTAGCCATGAAAATCTCCGTTAAGGCAAAGAAAAATGCGATTTCTCGCGTTTCGTCTCTGCCCTGTGGAGACTGCTTAACGGGCCATGCGGCAATTAACGGCTTGCCTCTGCCTACTTACCCCTGATGTCAGGTAGGTGCTGCTAGTACTGCGATTTACCGGCGCTTACGTGCGTTTTTGTTCCGCCATTCGAACCACTCTTTCGAGCCGACAGACGGTTCAACCGTGTCAGACCCCGACGAGCCACCCTCGATGGCCTGAATCGGTGCCGGAGCCTTCGAAATCTGCTTCGTCATTTCCTTCGCTGCCTTCGTAGACAGCTTGGTCATCTCGATGCCCATCTGAATCGGGCTCAATCCTGCGATTCGCACCGCTTCGCCGAGGTTGTCATGCTTGCCCAGCCATGCAACGACCTTCTCGGCGTTCGGGATTTCAGCGATCACACGCAGGAACTCAGGCCCACCCACGCCGGCAGCATTCAGGTTGGCCACAGCGGTATCAAACTCGGCGCCAAATTCCTTGCGACCGGCCTGCTCGATGCTCACCAGGCGCTCTTGCTCACGTTCCTGTGCACGCATGTTCTCGGCGTAGGCCCGCGCAAGCTGATCGACGTTCTGTTGCGGCTGATGCTGTTGCTGATCGGCCGGGACAAGAGCCTGTGCACGTTCGTATTGCTCCTTCCAACGGGCTGCTTCGGCCTCGGCTTCGCGGCGTTTGGCCGTGATCTCAGCGATACGGCGAAGTGCCCAGTCTGCCGGCGCGGCCTTTTGTTCTTGCTGCTCCTGCGGCTGCACTTCCTGCGCCTGCTCAGCCTCTGCTACCTGCGGTTGCTGCTGTTCCTGCACGTCTTGAACTTGTTCGTCCATTTTTTATGCTCCTGGGGGCTGTCAAACTGGTGCGAGCACGGTGTTCATCCCGGCTTCGTATGCTGCATCTGGGTCCATCGTCTCTTGCGAAAGGTTCTGTGCCGGGTTCGGAGCGGACAGCATCTCTTTCACCGTGCGGCTGATGATCGCGCTAGCCTGTTCCTCACTTAGGCCGCCTATCAACGCCTTCAGACGGTCCGTCTCAGCCTTGAATGCCTGGACGATGGTTTCCTTGTCGTTCTCCATGCGCAGGGCAAGATGGTTCAGTGCGTCCATGTCGAGGCGCTGCTTCTCCATTTCCTGAG